CTGTTGACTTCATCTTATGGCGATGAAATGTCAACTAGAAGAAAATATGAATTTAAAAATGCTAAAGGCGAAAAAATTGTAGATTTATATTTTAAACCTTTAACAAGATACGATAGACAGAAAGCCCAAAGTGCTACTGGTACAGATGAAGCCCTTACAGTTTCAACTCAATTACTTTGCCAAATGGCAGAGCTTGAAGATGGAACAAAAGCTTTTAGTATGGCAGATGCACCAAACTTACAAAGGGAACTACCTGAAAACGTATTAAACGAAATAGAACTGTTTTTGTTTAATATAAAACTTGATACAGATACAGCAAAAAACGATTAAAGCGAGATAACTGGTTAAACTTTGAGTTTTTTCTCGCAACAGAATTAGGCAAGACATTAAAAGAATTAAGACAATTAATTACACAGGAAGAGTTAATATATTGGGCTGCTTATTACGAAAATAAACATGAAAATGAAAAAAGAATGCATGAAAGAGCAAAAAACAGGTAATATATAATTAATACATTTTTGTTTAACTTAAGTGGCCGAAAGTATAGTTACCTTAAGAGTTGAAGCAAGAAATGCAATATCTTCTTTAAATAAAACTTCTGCAGCTACAAAAACTTTATCAAACTCAGCTAAAGGCGCAACAGCATCTTTAACTGCAGCATCAACTGCAGCAAAGGGTTTAGGTGCTTCATTAGCTGCTTCACTTGGACCATTGTTAACTGTAGGTGCTGCGATTGCAACTGTAGGTAATGCAATCGGAACTTTTACAGCCAGAGAACGAGATGTTGCAATTTTAACTCAGGGTTTAAAAAATTTAGGCGAGGGAACTGTTGCTCTGAATGAATTGCAAAAAGCCGCAGACAAATTAGGAAATCAAACTTTATTTAATCAAGAAGAATTTACAAGAGGTTTTAACCTATTAACCAGTTTTAGAAAGATAGGTGTTGATTCCTATGGTAGGGTCGCCCAAGCTGCTGCAGATATAGCACAAGTTAACCAAGTAGATGTAACTACATCATTTATGCAATTAGCAAAAGCATTGCAAGACCCTGAAAGAAACTTATCCAATTTAAATCGTTCTGGTATTGCTTTTACTAAAACACAAACAGATGTAATAAAAGAATTAATGAAAACTAATAAAACAGCTGAAGCTCATGCCATGATTTTAAGCATTGTTGAGGAAAGTTACAATAAACTTTCACAAGCTGCTGCAGAGGGATTTGCCGGAAATGTAGATTCATTAGGAGAAGCATTTAGGGATTTTTCAGAGACTTTAGGTAAAGCATTAGAACCTGCTTTGATTGCAGTTACAAAAGGTTTAACATCTTTGATAAAAGCTGCAGATGAACTTTTTAAATCACCACTTGGAAAAACTGCTGGGTTATTTACTGCTATTGCCCTTGCAGCAAAAGGAGTAATGATAGCATTACCCATAATTAGTGCTGGTTTATTAAAAGTAGCTGCTGCTGGTGGTGTAGCTACAATTGCTTTAAATGCAATACCTTTTGTAGCAATAGCAACTGCTGCTGGTTTATTCACAACTGCAATATTCAAAGCTACACAACAACAAAGAGATTTTAATAAAGCTTTAAAAGAAGGTGATGAACAAGCTTTAAAAAGTGAATTTAATAGATTATTTATTAAAAGACAAAAACTATTACAAAGAATAAGTCAAGCAGAAGAAAGTAGTAATAAAAAAGCACTAAAATCCTTAAAAGACCAACTTCAAACAGTTAATGGATCAATAACTCCGATAAAAGCTAAACTTGACGAAAATAGAAAAATAGCAACAGAGATTGATAATCAAAACCTAAAATTAAAAGAACAAGAAGATTTAATTAAAAAAAATGAGGCTGCAAATATTTTTAATAGCACTTTGGATAAATCAACTTTAAGTATTGATAAAGCGATTTCAGCAACTGATGAATTGAAAGAAAAATTTATGGAGATAGGTCAAGGTATTGAAGATGGTATCGTCTCTGGTCTTACTGATGCGGTGATGGGAACACAAACATTAGCTCAGGCTGCTATTGGTGTATTAAATGATTTAAAAAGAAAGCTTGTGGAAGTTGCAATGCAACGTGCGGTTTCTGGTATTGGTAACTTCTTTGGTAATGCTTTAAGTGGTTTATTTGGCGGAGGTGGAGGCGGTCTTGTTGGTAATAAAGCTTCAGACTTTTTAGATGGTGTTGCTAATCCTTTTAAAAGAGAAAGAGGTGGCCCAGTTTCTGCTGGTGGTTCATATTTAGTTGGCGAGCGGGGCCCTGAGATTTTGCAGATAGGTTCTAAAGGTGGCAATATAATACCAAACAGTGCAATGGGTGGTGTTGTTAACAACGTGAGCGTTTCAGTTGATGCTTCTGGTAGTTCAGTACAAGGTGATAGTGCAGCCGCAGATCAGCTTGGTAACACAATAGCTAATGCAATACAGGCTACACTTATAAAAGAAAAAAGAGAAGGAGGCTTATTAAGTAGGTAACATGGCAACTTTCCCATCTATCAGTCCCACCTATGGGATGAGAAAAACAAGCGCACCGAGAATAAGAACTGCCCGACTAGGGGATGGCTATGAAGAGCGTACTTTGTTTGGATTGCCTCAGAATCAAGATCCAAAAGTATATGATCTTACTTTCAATGTTTCTGAAGAAGAATCCGATGTTATAGAAGCTTTTCTAAGAAGTCGTGTAGCAGACCAAGCAAGTTTTACCTTTACCCCACCAGCCGAAGGTGGAACAAAAACAGGGACTTACTCTCAAAGTGGCACTACTGTCACTATCAGTATCACAAATCATGGTCTTGCTATCGGTGATGTTGTGACTATTGACTATACAACTGGTTCTGCTACTGATGGGACTTTTGCCATTGTAACCGCAACCGATCAAAATACAGTAACAGTAACAGCCGCATCATCAGCAACAAATAGTGGTAATGTTTCAGTTACATTATCTGGTGCTGGTAAATTTGTTTGTCAATCATGGACAAAAACAATACCATATAATAATAGAGCAATTTTAAATTGTAATTTTAGAGAGGTATTTGAACCATAATGGCAATACCAGTTTCAGAACTACAATCTTTAACAAATAAATCAATTATTGAGCTTTATTCACTTACGCTTTTTAGTTCATTACATGGACAAAGTTCTGTTACAAGATTTCATTCTGGCGTTAGTATGAACAGTAATGCAGACATTGTTTGGCAAGGAAATACTTACACTAAGTATCCAATAACAGCCGAGGGATTTGAATTTTCGGGTCAGGGAACTTTACCTAGACCAACTTTAACTGCCTCAAATATACTAGGCACAATAACAGCATTGATGGCTACAGTAAATGCAACAACACCGTTTAATGATCTTCAAGGGGCAAAATTCATAAGACATCGTACTATGGCTCAGTTTCTTGATGCTGTAAATTTTCCATCAAACATCAACCCTTTTGGTACTCCATCAAGCACAACTGAATTACCACAAGAAATTTATTATGTAAATCAAAAAACTCTTGAAAATAGAGAAAAAGTCATTTTTGAACTTGTTTCTGCTTTAGATTTGCAAGGTGTCAGAGTTCCAAAAAAACAAGTTTTAGATACAGATTTCCCTGCTGTAGGTTTATTTGTAGGATGACTTGGAAAACTGAAGCTGAAAAACACGCTCTTGATTGTTTACCTGCTGAAGCTTGTGGTTTGCTTGCAGTGATAAAAGGAAAAGAAACTTATTGGCCTTGTAAAAATCTAGCAGATGATAATTTTGGTTGTTTTATAATAGATCCTGATGACTGGGCTGAATGTGAAGATACAGGAGAAATTATAGGAGTAATTCATAGTCATCCAATTGGATCAGCCGAGCCTTCTGATACAGATAGAGCGGCTTGTGAGCATCTTGGCTTTCCATATTATATTTATAGTTTTGAACAAAAAAAATGGTCTCAGCTTGAGCCTTCAGGATGGGAAGCACCATCACTTATTGGGCGACAATTTATATGGGGAAAATATGACTGTTGGAGTGTTGTGTCGGATTGGTATTTAGAAACAAAAAATATTAAATTGATGGAATGGAAAAGACCAAAAAAAATCAAAGACTTTATAGAAAATCCAGAGTTTGAAAAAGCTTTGCCATTAGGAGGATTTAAAAAACAACCAACAAATGACGATATTCAAGTTGGTGATGTTCTGTTATTTGAATCTGTTACAAAAAATTTAAATTTAGACCATGTTGCTGTATACATTGGCGATATGATGATATTAAATCATAATATGAAAGCTTTGAGTTGTAGAGAGCTTTTTGATTTAAAATATCAAAAACAACTGAGAGGAGTTTACAGGTATGCAGCTTAAAAAAATAAAAGTATATGGATCATTAAGAAAATTTTTGAAACAAAGTTATTTTGAAGCGGCTGTAAATAATCCAAAAGATGCAATAAAGTTTTTAGTGTGCAATTTTCCTGAAGTTGAAAAACATCTTACTGAACAGATTTATAAAATAAAAATGAATGGAGTGCAAATTTGGCAAGATGACTTAGCTTTAAATGGAGAAGGAGATATACAAATCATACCTGTAGCCATTGGAACTGATTTGTTTACCTTAATTAAAGGTATTGTTACGTGGGTTGGAGGGAAAGCAGCAGGTGTAGCAGCAACAGTAGCAGGGGCAGTAAACGTAGCAGCAGGGGCGGTTTATGCAGCAGGTGTAGCTTTAGCAGAATCAGGCTTTATTGCAGGTCTTGGTACACAAATATTGTATGGCACAGCTATTAAAGGTGTTTCGGATTTACTTACCCCTGACACTGCTCTTGATCCAATTGCAGGTTCTCCAGCAGATAACAGCGATCCAGAAGATCCAAGAGCTTTTGCGTCTACTGGTTTTAATCAAATTGTTAATGTTAGTGTGAGTGGTGGTGCGGTTCCAATAATCTATGGAGAAGTTTTTACAGGTTCAGTTGTCATAAGTGCATCAACTGATGTTCAGCAAGTACAAAGTGCTTAGATAAATGACAAATTTCTTTTCAGAATTAGAACAAAATTTAGCAGATCCAGCTTTACCTGCCGGAACTTTACAAAGTATTCAAAGTATAGTTACTTTCGATTTATTATGTTCTGGAGAAATAAATGGTTTTCCAAGCGCAATCGCTTCAGGTGCTTCTCTCGGTACTGTATCTTATCTCAAAGCTGCATTAAAAGATGTCTTTCTTAATGGGACACAAATTTTAAAACAAAGTGCAGACTTAGCAAACCCTAAAGCAGACGATTTTAATTTTATTGTACCAGTTTTTGAAGTAAGAACTGGAACAACAAATCAAGCAGCAATATCAAATAATCTTTTAATTTCTCAAGCACAAACTGAAACTGGTGTTGGAGTAGAAGTTACTAAAGCTAGTTCAGTCAGTAGAACTATTACAAGTGCTTGTGATCAATTAAGAGTTACAATGTCATTTCCTAGTCTGCAGCAATTTTTGGATGATGGTTCAATAATAGGTGCTGGTGTAAGAATATTAATGAAAATAACTGAAAATAATGGAACGCAACACGCAGAAATTATAAATGATTTAATTGAAGGTAAAGCAACATCAACATATAAAAGAGATTATGGAATCAGCGTCACAGGTATGGATTTTCCAATAACTCTTGAGGTTTCAAGATTTAATGAAGATAGTCATACTGCAAAGTTACAAAACAAAAGTTTTTTCAGTAGTTTTACTGTTATAACAGCAGACACAAACGCTTATCTAAACTCTGCCTATACAGCTTTAAGACTAAGAGCCGATAGTTTTAGTGGTTCGATTCCTAAAAGAATGTTTAGGATTCAAGGTACAAAAATATCTATTCCACACAATGCAACTGTGCAAGCAAATGGCGCTTTATCTTATTCTGGTACTTTTAATGGAACTTTTAAAGCTGCAAAAGAATGGACAAATGATCCAGCTTGGATTCTATATGATGTACTAACTACTTCAAAAGCTTTAGGAGATCATCTTGATTCTACAAAGATAGATGTTTTTAGTTTTTATTCGGCTTCTGTATATAGTGCTTCAGGTGTTGATAATATGACTGGAACAGGAAATCTTGAACCGAGATTTGCTTTTAACTATGTAATTAGAAGTCAAACTTCTGCGTATAACTTAATTAATAAAATATGTTCTTCTATGAGGGCTTTGGCTTTTTATAGTCAAGACGGAATAGAACTTGCTCAAGATAGACCGTCTGATCCTGTTTACCTCTTTAATTTAAGCAACGTTACTGAGGCTGGTTTTAATTATACAAATACAAGTCAAACAACAAAATATACCAGAATAAATGTTTCATATTTTAATATGGACACACGAGAACCAGATTTTGTTTCGGTTGATGATACAGATTTACAAGCAAAATATGGAGTTGTTGTTAAAAATCTAAAAGCTCATGGCTGCACATCTTTTGGACAGGCAAGAAGGCTTGGGAAATGGTTTTTATATACACAAAACAATGAGTGTGAATTATGTAATTTCACAACAACAATAGCCGCAGGAGTAGTTATAAGACCTTCAATGGTAATTAGTATTGCAGATCCCTTAAGAGCAGGGGTTAGAAGAGGTGGGAAAATTGCTTCAGTTAATTCAACAACAGAAATTGTTGTTGATGATAGTAATAATACAGATTTAGTAACAAGTGGCTCTGCAACTTTATCTGTAGTTATGCCAGATGGCACTATGGAGACAAAAACAATATCTTCAATATCAGGAAAAACAATCACAGTCTCTTCTGCATTTTCTACAGCACCAAATCCAAATAGTGTATGGTTGATTGAAAATTCTACTGTAAGCGCTCAAACATTTAGAGTGGTAGGCGTATCTGAAACAAAAGGTGATTTATATTCAATTTCTGCTGTTAGGCATAATTCAGATAAATATTCTGTTGTTGAAGATGGAACATCTGTAACGCAAAAATCAACAACTGTTTTAAATCAAATACTAGAAGCACCAGCCAACTTAAATGCAGTCGAATCAATCGTAGAAATTAATGGCAAAGCGGTATCTAAAATAGATTTTAGTTTTGCAACTGTTCTTAATGCTAAAAAATATTTTATCCAATATCGCAAAGAAAATGATAATTTCATTACTATTGATACTCAGTCAACATCTATTGAGATTTTAAATTCAGTAAAAAGCAAATATGAATTTAGAGTTTCTTCAGTAAATGTCTTGGGTCAGGTAAGCCCACAACCTTCAGAATTAACATTTGAAGCAGTGGGAAAAACTGCACCGCCTGAAGATGTTGCAAATCTTACTGCTCAACCTATTGACGATACAAGTCTAAAACTTTTATTTGACCCATCACAGTCCATAGATGTTATACATGGCGGCACACTTGTTGTAAAACATTCAGCAGATTCTACTGGTGGGGCTAGTTTTGCTGATAGTGCAGTTTTAACACAAGAAGTTTCAGGTAATGTTTCTGAAGTTATCGTTCCAAATTTAGAAGGAGAATATTTTGTAAAATTCAAAGATGACAGTGGTAATTTATCAACAAATGAAACTTCAGTAATAGTAAGCAAACCTATTTCACAGCCAAAATTAGCAATCCAAACAAGAAGAGAGGACTCTGACAGCCCACCTTTTCAAGGCAATAAAGTTGATACATTTTATGATTCAACCTTAGATCGTTTGCTATTACAGGGTGCAACAGAATTTGATACAGTTACAGATGTAGATGCTTTGTCTAGTTTTGATTTCTCTGGGCCAATAAGTTTCACAGGTATATATGATTTCACTACAATTTTAGATTTAAATGCAATTTTTACTCTTGATTTAGAAAAACATTTTAAAGTTTTTGGAATATTACCTAATGACTTATTTGATACTAGAACAGCCAATGTTGATACATGGACAGATTTTGATGGATCAAAAGCAGAAGATTGTGATGCTCAATTGTTTGTATCTACAAGTGATAGTGCCGCATCTACTTCAGTCTCAGGGACATATTCTCAAACAGGCAAAACGCTAACAATAACAAAATCATCACATGGGCTTGCAGTTGGTGATCGTTTAAATATTACCTTCAGTTCTGGTACTGCTACAAATGGCTCTTTTATAATATTGACTGTTCCTGATGTTAATTCATTTACAGTAGCGGCTGTTCAACAAGAAGCAAAATATGTAGGTATAGGTGATCCAGCACAGTTAGAAATTGAAACTGTAAAACCGCATCCAAATGTAAGTACAACTTTAGATATAACTATTTTGTCAGGTTTAGCAAAAAGTGGTACTTATGACGTAAGTGCAAAAGATGTTTCAGGTACTTTTATTGCTGATTCAGACCCAGCAATTACAACAGCCCCTAAAACTCTCCATACTGGAGTTTTATCTTATATAGACTCTACAACTTCTACAAGTGGTAATTGTGCATATGGAGCAAAATTTAGCCAGTTTAACAAATTTTCAAATGGTACATTTAAAGGAAGATCATTTCAATTTAAAACTGTTTTGACATCAAATGATCCAGCACAAAATATAGCTGTTGATGAGTTAGGTTATACAGCATCATTAAAACCAAGAACAGAAAATTCTATCGAAAATACTGGAGCGACAAATGGAGTTTTTGCTTCTGGAACAAGCACTAAAACAGTAACTTTTCAACATCCATTTTTTGCCGGCACTTCTGATATCGGAGGAAGCACTTCCAAATATCTACCTAGTATTGGAATTACTGTACAAAATGCACAATCAGGTGACTTTTTTACAGTCCATACTATTACAGGAACAAGTTTTCAAATAGATATTCAAAATGGAGGCAGTAATGTAAATAGAAACTTTACATATATTGCATCAGGTTTTGGAAAAGGTGGATAAAATGTGTTTAGATTTGATTATCAGTTATTATTAGGAAAAAGGTTTTAAAAAATGGCAACCCATGATTATATAATTGATAATGGTACAGGGAGTGCCGTTCGTACAGATTTAAATAATGCTCTTGCTGCAATCGTAAGTAATAACTCAAGTTCTTCTGAGCCTTCCACAAAATATGCATATCAATGGTGGGCTGATACTAATACAGGAATATTAAAAATAAGAAACTCAGCAAATAATGCGTGGGTAGAACTTTTACAGCTTGATGGCACGTTAACTCTTGAAGATGGTTCTGTAAGCACCCCTGCATTAGCTTTTAGGGATGATCTCAACACAGGAATCTACAGTTCTGCTGCTGATACCTTCAACGTGGCAACTGGCGGTGTTGAAAGAATGGAACTTGGAGCCGCAACAATATTTAATGAAGATGGGGCAGATGTAGATTTTAGGATTGAAGGCGATACACAAGCAAATTTATTTTATGTAGATGCTGGAAATGATAAAATAGGGATGGGGACATCAAGTCCTGACTATATGCTCCACATTGAACATACTACTAATGCTTTATTTTCTAAAGGATCTCAAACTACTGCAATAAGCTTAACCTTTGGTGCTTCGAGTAGTCATATATTAAGATGTGAAAATGGAGAGTTTGCTTTTGGTTTAAGCAATGCATCCCCATTTCCTTTATATATTCAAGGCAGAAACAATTCTAACGCTGCAAAAGATATAACTGTTCAACCTATTGGTGGAAGTATATTTATTAGAAATACAGATAACCCACTCCCTTCAAATAGTACTGGCATTATAAATTTAACTGTCCCTAGTGGTGCTGATGGTGTAAATATTAAACATGAACACACAGGAAACTGCATAAACCTTTGGCGAAATAATACTGATGGTACTTTAATTAACTTTTATCGTGGTGAAGGAAGCACACAAACAAATGTAGGAAACATAAATGTTAATAGTTCCGCCACTGCATATAACACATCCTCTGATTACAGATTAAAAGAAAATGCAACTGCTATTTCTGATGGTATTACAAGATTAAAAACATTAAAACCTTATAGATTTAATTTCAAAGTTGACGCAAGTACAAAAGTTGACGGATTCTTTGCACATGAAGTTACAGCAGTTCCAGAAGCCATAACAGGAACAAAAGATGAAGTAGTTACGCAAGCTATGATAGATGCAGGAAATTATCAAGAAACAGCTTTAAACGATCCAATTTATCAAGGTATAGACCAAAGTAAACTTGTACCTTTACTTGTAGCTGCTGTACAAGAATTAATCACAAAAGTTGAAACCTTAGAAGCTGCTTAGTATAATTAGATAACTTAAATAAATTATATGGTTACACCTCAAGAACTTTATGACGAAACAAAAACTCGTCTTGATTTAAATATTGCAAAAGCACAAATGTTAGAAAGAGAAATACAGGAAAAAGTTGCAGAAAAAAATAAACTTATGCAACCAATTATGGAAGATCAAGGGGCATTAAGACAATTAGAAAAACTTAGTGATGTTGTACAACCAATAGAATCAAAGTAAAATAAAACTATTTTTGGTGTACTTTGGTAGATAGGACAGAAAGTCCTACATAGAGCGGTGCTAATGCACAGATTCCGCAAAAAGTTATAATAGTCACAGGTACTAATGCTTTTGAAAAGGCTTCTTTTATCATGTTTCAAAAAATAGCGAACATTCTTTCTATAGTTTCCTTCGTATTGGTCTCATCTGTCATCGGTGGAAGCTACTTTGGTTATAAATATGTAACATCAGAACAGTTTAAAGCCAAGATGATGAATGAAGTTCTTGGTAATGTTCAAGGGTTAATGCCTGATATTTTAGATAACGCACTACCTGATGTAACAGGCCCAACAATTCCTAAGTTTAAACAACCTAAGATTTAATGATATTTGGATTTTTTAAAAAGCTTATAAAATACTATGTTGATAAACTTGTTCATTGGATACGAATAAAAAAATTTAATTTAGAGTTAGATAATGAAATCAAAGAATATTTTAAAAAACTTGATAAAGAAGAAGAACCAAAGATTGTAGAAACTGGTAAGTTTGGAGAAGATAGCTGGTCTATTTCTATAGGAGATGTTGAAGATGGAGATACCTAATATTTCTATTCCAGAAATAAAGATCAATGTACCGCAATATAGTCCATATCAAGTATTAAACGTACCACCACCATCTATAAAATTACCTGGATGTGTGAAATATCATAGGGATGCAAGTCCTAAGAATACTGC